GGGGGTTGAGCGGGGCGGCCAGAGCGACCGCCCCGCCGCGTGCTAGGCCGAAGCGTCGGTGATGCTAAACGGCGCGACCGAAGTGCTGACCCAGTGACCCATGAGGGTCACGGGAATAACGGTCATGCCGTCTTTCTGGTAGGCCATGCCGACCGAGTCGGTCGACAGCACCTTGCGCACAATGACGCGGCGACGAAAGCCGCCAGGCGCGAGACCGTCGAGAATGATGGCCTGGTAGGGCGGCGTGAAGGCCGCGGCGTTAGTGTCGGGCGTGAAGACGCCGGCGGTCGGCGCGGTCTCGTTGATTGCTCGCGCGAGGTTGGCGAGCGTCGCCTCTGCGAGAGTTGTCGTGATTGAGACCATGCGCGAGGTGACCGTGCGCCCGATCTCGTCAACGATCTGGTCGACCGAAAGCACCGCGTACTCTTTCGCGATCGTGAGCTCGACCCCGTCGCGCGTGCCGCCGAGGTTAGTCCACCCGACGCCGGGCGCGGTCGCGATCGTTGCCGGCTCGGTTACGCCGAAGACGCCGACGAAAAGCGTCGCCGGCCCTTGGATAAGGTTGCTACTGGTAACGGTCATTCGCCCGCCCCTTTCTTGTCGGCCGCCTTCGCGGCTTTATCGGCGGCGCTATCTGCGCTGCCCGTCGCGCCCGAAGGCTTAGACACCTTCACGAGCCCTTGCGCCGTCAGGTCGGCAAGCTCTGCCGCCCCGACTTCGACGCTCAGCCCGAAGCTTGTTTCAATCTTTCGCAACTTCTCCACGGTCTCGCCTACTCTCTAACCCAGTCAATCGCCAGGTCTACAGTGAACCGGGCGAAGCTTGCGACGTCGTCGAGCACGCGGCGCGGCTCGCTTATAAGGTAAACCGAAAGCACGCGGGCGCCGCCGTAAAGCGACGAAAGCGCGACCGCCTGGCCGTACACTTGCCCGCCTTCGGTTGCGACCCTCACGCGCTCGACAAGCTGCGCGGCTAGGTTCCACTGAGGCCGCCCGCCGCCCTCGCTCGCGGGCGCTGCGTAAGCGTCGACCTGCACAACGGCCTGACGCCTTTCGGGCGTGTCGATATCTGCCGACCCGCCGACGAGCGCCGCCACGACGACGAAGCCGCCAGCGCGCCAGGCGTTGACGTCTTTAGGCAGCAACGTCGCAACCTGGCCGACGCTGAAGCCGACCCGCTGCACAAGCCACGCGCCGGCGACTAGCTCGGGGTTGGGAATCAAAGTCACGAGCCACCCCCGCGCGGCCTGTCAGGCTGGCCGCTGAAGTTGAGGTCGGCGCTGCGCGACTGTAAGAGCGCCGGGCGAAGGTAAGGCTGCGCCCTCATGCGGCTAGTGCCTTGCTCAATGAAGAGCGCGTACTTTGCGCCTCGAGGCGCCGCGGCCGTCTTGCCGCCAGCGGCGAGCGTGCCGACAATGCGCGAGCCCTCGACCTCTATCTCGGTCTCTAGGGTGTCGTGAAGCGTGAAGGTACGCTTAGGCACGGCGCGCTGAGCGCGGCGATGCATGGCGTTGAGTAGCCGGCGCATGGCGGGCTCTATCAAGTCTGCCACCTCGTCAGCGGCGATCACTCGGGTAATGCGTATCCGTGCCGTCATGCTCGCCCCCTCTACGGTCGCGTCGTGTTATGCCGTGCTGCCCGATTTACTCGGGCCTTGTGCGGCTCATATCTAAGCGTAAAGCACCTAGCCCGCCAATAGACCGCGGCGTCGCTTTGACGCGCCGCACCCAGTAAAGCGCGGCCGTAGTCTCGTCGCGCACGCGATCGCCCGCGACGGCCGGGAAGGTGCCCGGCGTAAAGCGCGCGACCAGCTGCGAAACCTCAACCCACGCCCCGGTCACGGGGTCATCTATGCGCCGCGAAACCTCCACGAGCGAGCCCGGCACGCCCGAGACGATCGCCGCGCCCGAGTCGTCGTCGACCTCGTCGCCAAAGTCGTTTAGCCTCGTGCCGCGCAAGAGCGAGAGCGTCGTCGTCGCCTTTATCACGAGCTTGACCCTATGGGCATCCACTCGCCGGGATGATCGCGCGAGCCGTCTAAGGCGTGGCGACGGATCGCCGCGTCAACGTCTCGCTCGGTCGGCTCGTTGTAAAGCGTGCGCGTGCCGCGCCACGATAGGCGCTTCATGGCTCGGCGAGCCAGCGGCGACAGCACTAGCCAGTCGGCCTTACCGCTCGCGCTCTGCCCGTCAAGGCTCAAGCTTGTGACGTCGTCGCGCGTCAGAAAATCGGGCTGGCTCAAAAGCCAAGCCGCCTGATAGGCGCACGCGACGCGCAGCCAGTAACGATCGCGGTCGCTAATGTCTGAGCGATGCTCTAAGGTGCCTTCGATTAGCCCGGTTGTCATCTCGATTACGACCGCCGCCTGAGAGCGCTGCGCGGTTGTCACGGTCGCGCCGGTAAGCGCCAGCACCTCGGCGACAGTTGCAAACTCTGACACGGTCTAGCCTTTCGATAATGGGCGACGGGCGCACCCCCGAGGCGCCGCCCGTCGCCCAGCTTAAGGGCCGTTACTTGCGCGGCGCTGCCAGTGTTAGCACGAGCACGCCGTCGCCGCGGATAACCGCGCGCAGCACTTCCGCCGCGTCGAGGTCGTGCTCGGGGTAGCTGGCCGCGGTCTCGGACTCGTAAGCCTCAACCTCGCCGGACTCCATGCCCTCAATCTCAACCGGCTCAAGCTTCGGCTCTTGTTCGTTCTTTGCTTTAGTCATTGCTACGACCTCCCAGTCGGCTAGGGCCGCGCCGCCGCCGCTATATGCGACGGCGCGGCTAGTGCGGCTAAGCCGCGACCGTGACCTCGAGCACCGCGACGGCGAACTCGTGCGCGAGTGCGAACCCGCGACGAGCGCGAACCTTGAGGATCGTCTCGTCAGTCAAGGCGGCGAGCCCAGCGTTACCAGGGATCAGGTAAGACTCGGGGCCGCTTCGGATACCGAGGCGCAGGAACTCGGTGTTACCGAAGACGACCAGCGCGTTACCGGCGACGCCCGCGACGCCCGGCGTTGCCGCGACGGCCTGGCTCGCAAGAGCCGTAGCCGAAGTAACCGCGCCGTTCGTGAACAGAATCGGGTAGCCGAAGACAGTATCGGGGTCGCCCACGCGCGGCGACGGCGTGAAAATCGGCTGGCCCTGGTCGTCTTTGATCTTGCGGATCTGACCTTTGATCTTTGAGTGAGCAACGAAGGCCGAAGTCGAGGCGTCAAAGTACTGACCCGACTCGACAAGGCTTGCAAGATCGCTGAAGTCGTCATAGGTCAACGCGCCGGCCGTTGCCAGCTTGTGCGCGTTGGCTGTGTAGCCAGTCGCTGCGTTGTTCTGGCCGAGTGCCCGGTAAATCGAGGTGAAAGGCACGGTCGTGCCGTTCTCGGCCGCGGTCGTGCCCATCGTGGCGTTATCGAGCATGAGGCCGAAGCTGGTAACCCAGCCGGTCTTCTTGCTTTCGATAACGTCGGCGACGTCGTCGTCGATGTCTTCTTCGGCAATCCGCAGCGCGCGGCCAAACTTGCGCGCGGTAAGCAGGATCTCGTCGTTAGCGCCGGTGTCTTCGCCGTAGCTTGCGCCTTTAGCAATAACCGAGACGTCCATGTCGACCATGCGCGGCTCGCTCTTGGTCGTGCCAGTCATCGAAACCTTTTTGAAAGCCGATTCTGAGACCGAGACTTGCGCGAGGCGCTTGATTACTTCGCTGCCTTGCTCTTCGCGAAGCCAGGCTTCCATTGTGTTACGGGCCATGATAGACCCCCCTAACGCCCCGCTCGGGGGCTTAGACGCTACCGACGGCAGAAAGCCGTCGAGCTCATCCCGAGCGCGGGTCGTGAGACCTTAGCGCCCAGGGTAGCACCTAACCCCCGACAAGGCGGCAGATTAGCCCAGTAGCGCCTTTGCTTGTTGTTGGCTCGGCGTCAACTTCGGCCCGCTGCGCTTAGCGCCGTCGCGGTCATCGTCGCCCGCGACTGAGCGCCGACGCCGCCCGGCCGCCGCTGCAAAGAGCTCGGGCCACTCGCGACGAAGATCGTCGATAGCCTCGTCTAAGCCTTCGACCGTGCCGTCGTCGTCGACGTCGATATCGTCAAGGCTCAAGAGCCCGACCGCTCGCTCGACGCGCTTCGGGTCAATCCCGGCCGCCTTCAGCGACCCGCGGGCTTCGGCTTTGATAATGCGACCATTAGCGGCCGTAGTCGCTGCGCGTGTCGCCTGAGCGCGCACCGCGTCAAGGTCGACCGCCCCGTCGTCGTCGCCGTCAGGCTTCGGCTTGCCGCCTACGCCGGCCGCCTCAAGCGCCGCCACGCGAGCGCGCGCCGCCTTCAGCTTGCCGCGCTTGCTTGCGCTCGAGTCGTTAGCGGCCTTGATCGCACGACGCGCCGCCGCAAGCTCAGCGCGTAGCTCGGCCTCGGTCTTATCGGCGTCGGGATCGTCATCGTCTTCGTCGTCGCCCTCGTCGTCGTCAAGGTCTTCGTCGTCATTGCCGCCGGCGTCGTCAGGCTGCACAATGCTAGAAAAGCCCGGCCGCGCCCAGTAAGGCAGCGCGAGCTTGTGGCGATTGTCGACCGTTGTCTCTGGATTCATTGTCTAACGTCTCTCTTCTCGGGGGCTAGCGTTGCCCATAGTCTACGCATTAGGCCGGCCGCGGGTCGGGAACTCGCCTTTACGCACCGCGCCACGAGCGAAAGCGCGCACGCTCTTAGGCGCGTCAACGCCGTCAGCGAGTAGCCGCTCGGCCGCGTCGACCCTCACGCGCATCGACTCAGACTCAAGCGAAAAGCCGCGCAGCACCGAGCGGTCGGCCTCACGCCGAAGCGCCGCCGCAAACTCTGGCGAGACGGCCGGCTCGAGCGTGCATCGGCAATTCGGATGCCGCGGCGGCGTCATAACCGAGCCGCCGTAGACGGCCAGCGGCTTAGCGCCGTACGTCGCCGAGCCGTCAAAACTTGTGCCGGGTCGCGCGATCGTGCCGGAAAGCGCCAGGCAATGCACGCAAGCGTTAGTCTCGGCAATCCACAGCAGCGCCGCGCCCGTCTCTTCGGCGACCGCCTCGACGCCCTCGGACCCGGCGCGCGTGATCGCGTCGCTCGTGAGCGCCGAAAGGTTGCGCGCGTTGCCGAGAATGGGCGCCGCGATCGTGTCAGCCGGCGCGCCAGCACGCGCAAGCCGCTGCGCGATAGCAAGCGCCGAGGCTGCGTCTTTGCTACTGGCCGCGACGTTAGCGCGAAGGCCCGCGCTGAGCCGCGTCTCGATCGCTGGCGCGGTCGCTCTCGGCGCGGTCGTGATCGCTTGCGCGTCGTCAACGCCTAGCCGAAAGGCTCGCGCGATTGCGGCCTCAAGCTCTGCCCGTAGCGCCGGCGGCGCGTAGCTAAGCACCAGCGCCGCGACGTCGTCGGGCGTGAGCGCCAGCGCCTCG